TTTGTAAAACTGTGTTTTAATGGTTATATATTATTAAGGTGTTATGTGATAACTATATAGACAAATTTAAGAGTTTATATTTATTTTAAAGGAGAATTTATCATGTTACAATTAATTTTAAAATCCGATGCTATGGTTAAATTTGCAGCACTTGTAGCTGCATTATTAACAGCAATTATTTTAGTATTCATCATCGGGATGACAATCGACCCATTCTTTGGGTTACGTTGGCTTTCTAATCTTTTGACTCAATATATGAGTCAAGATTCTATGTTATCAGTAATTATTACTTTGCAAGTTGCAAAGTATTTTGGTTTATTCTGGTTAGCACACCGCGTATTAATCATTGTACGCAATATTAAGCGTACAGTGAGAAAAAAATAAGACAATAAATACCCGTAGGATTTCTATGATCCTACGGGTATAACTTGTTTATTTTTTTTATTTTTTGTTAGATTTTTTAGCAGCTTTTTCTTCTGCTTCAGCTACTTTTTCTTCGGCGTTTTCTTTAACGTCTTCAGTTTTTGTTTCAGGACCTTTAGGATCTTCTTCTGTAGTTTCTTCAGTAGTTGTTTCCGTTTCAGGTTTTACTTCTGGTTCAGTTACAGGTTCTTCTTTAGGTTCTTGTTTGGTTTCTTTTTTGCCAGATTTTTTAGTCGTTGGTTCTTTTTCCTCTTTAGGTTCTTCAGTAACTTCTTCGTTGTAGTTAGTGAAGTCTAAAATGCGAGTTCTACCATCTTCAAGAATTTCTTCAACAACACCATGTTGAATGATACATTCGAAAATTTCTTCTGCCTCCAACATTTCTCTGTGGATAGCACGAACCAATTTATTACGTAGTCGAATAGGACGACGGCAAGTTACATTTACAAGTTTAGCCATTGATATTTCCTCCTAGATAGATTCAATTAATTCATCTTCAGAAGTAAGAACAGATTCGATCAAAGCATCATCAATCAAATGATAAGCTTCAGTCAATTCAATATCATCTTCAACTTCTTCAGCGATTTCTTCACTGTCTTTTTCATGTTGTTGGTCGATATCAGACATCAATTCGAGTTCAGCAGCTTCATCTTCATCTTCTGCTTCGATATCAATTTCTTCATCTTCTAGACCTTCAACGGAGTCAATATCATCATTATCTTCGTCGTCATCTAATTCTAATTCATCAGAAGCATCAACGATAGCATCGATAGTTTCATCCATATCTGCATCATTTACGTCATCAGTTGCAATTACATCTTCAACTGTAGCGGCAGTATCTTCTAGATCTTGATGGATAGTTTTGTTATCATCCATTTCAATATCCTCCTTTAGTAATCAAGTTCATTATATTCATTATCGTCAACTAAATCATCTAGATCATCACTAGACATAGTTGCTAAGAATATACCTTCATCATCAACAATATCATCGCTTGCCATATCAGCATCAATGGCATCGATAATATCTCGTTTTGCAATCATAGTATCTAAAAATCCGTTCTCGTCAATCATGACATTGAACGCATCTTCGTTATCAATTTGCTCTTTGAAATAATTATCGAGTTCGTTCATTTAGAGTACCTCCATATAGATTACTGATATGTTAACGAGATAGGTTTTTCATTATATTCTTAACCTGTTCTTCTAGGATAAATATAATCACAGGAACGTAGTAAAAAATAATGTTTGCTGGTAAGGAATAGTTAAATTCTTCTAAAGATTTTAGTAAGAATTCATCATATCTATTTAACTTATCTTGATTATCATTAAAGTAATCTATGATAATATTCTTGAAATAATATGGATCATCAGTTTCATATCTTTCATTATCTCTGATTCTCATTACAGTATCATCATCAAAAGATGGAACTACCCAGTTATCACCAGGTTTATATTGATGGAAGATATAGTAATAATCTTCTATATTATAGTATAAGATAGAAGTCTTGTCTTCAATCTTCATACCATAACACGATGGATTATTAATACAAGTTTTATCTTTTCTTTCTAAAGAATGGAAAAGAGTTCTAGAGTAATCTAAAGCAAAAGATTCTTTAACTGCAAGTTGGTGTGCAATTTGCATGAATGGAATACTTGAAGTATTCATTAGATCATTTCTCTTAATAAACTCAATCATGTAGCTATCATAGAAGTTATGATTATCATAAGAGAATATGAAAGTCTGAGTCTTATTAGAGTAAAATAATGAACGATAGTAAGTAATCATATCAGTACAAATATTTTCTAATCGTTTAATATAAGCATGGTCATCGTCTTTAATAACTAAAGATAGATTTGTACCAATATTAGTTGTATCCATTGTATAAGATCCAACTACTAAGGATTCGATATCTGTATTATCACCATCATGGGAGCTTAAACGATAAGAAATCTTATACATATTAACCCCGGTTGGCAATGTATCTAAAGTAACACCTGTAACCTTAAATAGGTATTCTTCATCTGTATGGTTTATTATAAAATAATCTTGTGGGTATGGCTTGAATGCATTTGGAAGGACATATGCATCGCCTTCAATGGAATCAGATTCAATACCATAATCTCCAGACTCTAATTGAACTTGAATCTTATCTAAGCCAAATAGAACTGTATCTTTAATTTTATTATATCTTAATGGAGAATCTCCATCAGTGTAACTATATGCTTGATCAGTACCTTCATCTAATGTACTTTCTGCAGTATTAATATTGAAGTAAGTACAAATTGTAGGCGGTTTATCTGTAAATGTATAGAACGTATTATCTAATCTATCTTTCTTAGAGTCTAAGATAGAATTAATAGTCCCAACATAGGTAGTATCTAGGAATTTTCCCATATGTTACCTCCTTTATTAATGAGATGTTTAAGAAAAAAAATAAAGTGAGCGGATGGGGTTTATCCCCATCCGCATCATAATATTTGTCTTACTGAGTCTTTAATTTTACTTAATGGTACGCCATAATCTTTTTCTCCAGATTCATTTCTATGGAAATATACAGAAGATCCTCTAAAGAATTGGATATTATTATTTATGAAGAACTCAGATTGCCTCATAGATATATCACCAGCATCATCATTATCAAAATATAAATGCAAATCCATATTCATAATACCCCTAGAGAGAATCAATGAAATTACATTCGGATATTTGTTTCCTGATGCAGCCATATATATTCCATTAGCCCCATATGATAAGTTTGTAAATACTGAAAGAATATCAAATTGTCCTTCAGTAATGTTAACTAAAACCTTATCGGTAGTTATAGGAATCTGGGCTGGAATAGAATACGTTTTAGTAAAATTATTCTCTGATAACTTTACGATTAAATATCGGAATTTCTTATCGACTGGTTTAATACATCGCATAATTAGCGCTGTATTATTAATCGAGAGGAAACCCACATACTCACGTTGAATTCGCTCATAATCAGATTCTGTTGCTCCCAGAACCTGCATAATCTGGCGTCTGAAGAACGTAAAATCAAATATAATTTTAAGTTCTAATAAATACCATACTGGTAAAACTACTCCTAGACGGGAGTTTACATAGTCTACCTTTTCTTGATAGATTCTATCATCTAAGACAAAATCTTTATACTTTATTATTCTTTCATCTGTAGAAATAGAAGAGTAAGCTTTTGGCTTACTCTTCAACATCTTCTTATTATATTCTTCTATCTCAGATATCAAAGATAAGTCTTTTATCTTTAATAATTCTAAGAAGTTTCTATTTACCAAACCACCTGCTTCACATTTAAAGCAATTATACATAATAGGTTTATCTTTAGATACTCCTATATACATATGCTTCTTGCCAGGTGATGATGTATGCCCACAATACGGACATCTTAAGACTATTTCTTTTTTGCCAGCTGCAAATTGCGAATCTGGAATTGCAGATTTTAATCTGTCCGCTATATTCATAAACTACCTATGCTTTAAAGAAGTAAATATTAGAATATTCAATAATCTTAGCTTTAATTACTTCATCTTTAGCTTCTGCATGTAAGAATTGCAATCCTTTTAAGATGGAATATTCATTACAATTTAAGACATTCAATAGATATTCTAAAGAACGTCCTTCAATTAATACCATATAGAATAATTCTTGGTAATTGATTGTTTTACGACCAGTAAAATTTATTTCTCTACCAATACTACTAGTAAATTTAATATCTTTATCATTGATATTTGTAATAATATTAGTAGGGGTTGTGATTGGAGCAACAACTATATCTTCTTCATTGGATTTTAAAGTGTCATTACATTTTTTATCATTAGTTCCACAATCAGCATC